CTATTATATAATCCATCATATATTCATTTTGAGTTGGTATAATACAGTAATCCTTATGTATGCCAAATGTAACAATATCACCACATTGTTTGTTATCAATGTACTTTTCACCATTTCTTATTTTAGTAGCAACTTGTAATAATCCACCTTCCCCATATCTAAATACTTTGGTAAGTCTTGTAATAGGTAATATACCACTATTAATCATATCATAAGCACAGTTTCCGCAACTGACACTAGGTAATTGTGCATCATCTTGAACAAACAGTACCCTTGTACGTTTTAAATCAATTGCATCTAGTAAATGTTTCATTAAAGAAATATCAGTCATTCCATTTTCATCAACAATAACTACATCACATTTTAGTTTGTTTTCTTTATTGTATATCCAACCCTTTTTAGGATTATATTCTAGCTTTCTATGTATAGTTCCTGCGTCCCTATTAGTAAATTCACTTAATACCATAGCTGATTTTCCTGTAGGTGTCATTAATATATATTCTAAGTCATTATCATCACATAGATTAATTATAGATGATACTGTGGCTGACTTTCCTGATCCTGCATTTCCAACTAATAAACTTATATTATATTCACAAAAATTCTTTAATACTCCTTCTTGTTCTTTAGTTAAATCCATGCCGTTGCTTTTATAGTATTTACTATAATCTATCAGTAATCGTTGAGAACTCTTATATAAAGTTATTAGACATTCAGCTATGTATTTTTCCGTTTGATAAGAATTTGTAAAAGCTATCCTTTTACTACTTCCTTCAACATATATATCTTTATCTTGCAATGCACTTACAAAATAATCATTCACTGATTCTTGACATAAGTTATTACATTGTTGAAATAAATTATCTAATGATATCCATGTATTACCTTTTTTTTCATTTTCACTTAGTAAAAATTTAATACAAGCTCTCATTCTATGTAAAGAGTTTTTTAAATTACTATCAGAGAAAGCAGATAATATTTTCTTATCTGCTTTTTTAAATGATATTCCACTAATCAAACATAGTGTTCCATATGGATCAATTGCCATCATTTCTTTAATTCTGTCAACTGATGTGAATTCTTTGTACATCTTTTTTGCTTCTGATAACGTTACTCCATAATCTGAAAATTCATTGACAAAATTCATCAATGGAAATGATTCAATTACTTTACGCTTAACGGAATCGAATGTCTTTTCTTTAATACCTTTGGTTTTGTTTAAATCTACATCGTCTAAGTCATCATTAATAATTTTATCAATTATATCTGGATATACGAACAACAATGTTTCAGCTTGTTTTACAGTTATTATTTCCTTTAAGAACTTTTTGATTGCTGTTTGAGTTGTTGGTTTGTCTCTTTCTATATTAATAACTTCATAACCCCATTTGTTTTCTATACCTTTTATTGAGTATTCTATTCCTAGTGTCAATTCAGGTAAATCACCTGAAATTGATACATTGCCATATTTATTATATTTTATTTCTTTATTATTTGTTGTAGGAGTTACTGCATATATCTTGAAATTGTTATTATAACTACCAATTAATCTATCTATAACACCTTTAAATTCTATTTGTTTATCATTCATTTTCTCACCCTTTCTAGTTCAATACTTTTAGTGCCAATAATTTATTTGATTTATTATTTTGTTAAAATTCAGCTCTAAAAAATCCATTACCATATTTATTATATTTTATTTCTTTATTATTTGTTGTAGGTGTTACTGCATATATCTTGAAATTGTTATTATAACTACCAATTAATCTATCTATAACACCTTTAAATTCTATTTGTTTATCATTCATTTTCTCACCCTTTCTAGTTCAATACTTTTAGTGCCAATAATTTATTTGATTTATTATTTTGATAAAATTCAGCTCTAAAAAATCCATTACCAACATAACCACTTAATGCTATCTTATCACCTCTTTTTAAATCAGAAGCGACACTATTATATAAAATATCACCTAACTTAGCTATTACAATCCCACTATTAGTTAATAATACTATTTCACTATGTTTTTTAATTTTACCTGTCAATACTCCAACAATAGTGTATAAATCTTTTTTCTTATAATAACCCACTTCATCCATGTTTAAATTAGGTATGTCTTTAAATTCATCTACATGATATTTTTCTGCTGAATCTTCTAGCCATGACTTAGAAAAATAAAAACTTGTACTTTCAAATTCCAAATCAGCCTCATTATTGTTCTTTACATAATCTAAATATGCATTGACTACTCTACTTTTATTTATTAGTAAGGTATATTGGTCGCTATTTTCTTTTAAAACTTGTTTTAAATGTTTTAAATGTTTGTTATATTCAGATGTATATTTATTTTTGATAATATTCAACTCATCATTTTCTATTTCAAAAGTATCATTGCTATAATTATTTTTAAAAGTCGTTATAATTTCATCATCTTTATATAAATTTAATTTGTTCTTCTTGCTTAATATCTTTTTATGCAAATCATATAATTGTTTTTCTTTGTAAAATTCTTTCATATCTATATCTGGATTATCAAATAACTCTGGAATTTGAGTAGTTGATACCTTTTGAATTAGTGATGTAACATTGTAAAAAACTTTCATTAATAAAAATTGTCTATCACATAACGTTGTACTATTTTCTTCAATTGGCAACCCATCAAAACATCCGCTATTTATCAAACTAATTAAAGCTGACTTATCTATTTTTATTTCATCTTCAGCTATGTTGTTAACATTTTTGTTTATGAAGTCTTCAAATGATGTATATGGTCTTTTATTCATAATTTGCCTAGTTGTTGGTTCTCCTACATTGTATAATGACCCGATACCATAAAGTATTGAACCATTATATACACTAAATCCTAAATCCGATTCATTAATATTAGGATGTACTACTTTAACACACAAGTCTTTGCATTGGGTTAGATATTGTGCTATTTCCATTCCATCTTTAGCATGACTTAATATTGTTTTCATAAAGTATGTAGGATAATGACATTTTAAATATGCGGTATAATAAGCTAACAATGCGTACGCTAATCCATGTGATTTATTGAATCCATATAATGCAAAATCCTCCAAATCATCAAATACTTTTTTAGCTATTTTAATTTCTATCCCTTTATGTATTGCCCCTTCAATAACTACAGTATATTCAATATCATTTAAATACTCTTTAGCTAATTCATATGTAGTAGTACATCTTGTACCATCAATAGTAAATTCTACAAGACCATATATAAAATTATTTCTTTGTCCTAGTACATATTGTGCTTTCTTCTTTGCCATTCCTCTTCTTACAAGGTCGGCTTGTGAAAATGAAAATCCACCCATAGCCTGTAACACTTGCATAACTTGTTCTTGATACACGCAGATTCCATATGTAGGTTTTAATATAGGCTCTAAAACTTCATGGTCGTATACTATTGGTTCTTTTCCTTCTTTTCTATTAATAATATCATCTATGTACTTCATACTACCTGGTCTGTATGCTGATATGCCTAAGCATATATCTTCTATAGATTTAGGCTGTAACTTCATAAAGAATTTAGTCATATTGTAACTACCTAATTGAAATACACCATAGTACAAACCTTTTTTAAAAAACTCATATGTTTCTTTGTCATCTAATGGTATTTTTGTATATAGATCATAAAAATCCATATCTGCCATTTTCATTACTTCATCTATGATTTGCAAAACAGTTGTACCTAATATATCACATTTAACCATTCCTAATTTCTCTGTAATAACTTTATCAACTTGTAGCAATTGTTCATCATTATCTCCCTTTTTCATACCACAGTATTGGTATATAGGTTTAGAAGATATAACAACTCCACAATTATGTACAATTATATTATTAACTGTATATGAATTATCATCTAATACACTTAAATTATATACTTCTTCAGTATTACTATTTTGATTTAAATATCTCAAAGGTGTCCATATGTAATCATCTTCATAAAAAGCATGTTCTTTTAATTTAATATGTTTTGAAAACTTACAATCATATTTTTCTTTTGAGTATACCTTACGACCTTCTATAAACTCTATTCGTGGTTTTATTACTGTAAATCTACAATGTTTTTTATATACTTTATTAATACAAGCTGAAATACCTAACGCTAATTGTTTACTAACTGTTTTAAACCCATATATATCACATTTAGCATCATAGCTACCATCTGCACTTAAATAACCTTCTAAAAAAGACTCTAGTAAACTTACAGGTAAATCTAATATATCGTTTGTTAATCTTTTACCATAAGCGTATTTTCCAAACTGTTGAACATAATTATACAACTCTTTGTTTTTTATAAATATTTTATACGAAGTATTAACTCTCTCATATCTATATTCAAATAACCCGTTTATATGATTTGTTATTTCATTTAATTCATTTGCACTGTTTTTATCACAACAAATAATAAATCGTTTTTGATTAGTACCTTTGGGACATTCACACCATCCATCGCCCATATATCTTCCTATAATCCACCAAAAATTATTATTATCAAATGGCAAGTTAACATTGTATTTTGGTATAATAGAATTTTTATTTATAGCTATTCCCATCATGTACTCATCATTTAATTCTTTAGCAACCTTCCATTCAGGTATTGTATAATTTCTAACGTGATTATTGACTATCTTTTTTCTTACAAGAAATGGGTGGTTTCCTGTAGTTGTAATAGGCAATGTATTAGCTATGGATAATGTATAAATATCATCGCTTGTCCTTTTCATTGTCTTAACTACTCTTTTAAATTTATTTGTGTGAGTTAAAACCACATCACCAATTGATATGTCTTTGATTTGCTTATACCCGTTGTTAGTCATGACCAATTCATTACCTAAAAAACACGCATTAGTAGATGTTGTTTTTACCTTACCCTCAAATGCTTTTGCTAAAGATAACATCTCTGGATAATTATTTAGTAAGTCTATTAATTTTTTATTGCTTTTAGCATTTTGAATAGAGTCTTCAATAGTGTCATCTTGCATAAACTCTTTAATTGCATTTACATCTTTGATTGGAACTTTGGTCATTTTACCTGCATCTTGTATTGCAACCTTTGGAGTGTATTTAGAGAAGTTAATAATTTGTGCTACATAGTTTTCACCATATGTACGTTGTAAATATTTAAATACTTCTTCACGTCGTTCAGAACTGAAATCACTATCTATGTCAGGTAAACTAACTCTTTCAGGATTTAAATATCTTTCAAAAAGCAAGTCATATTTCAATGGATTTATATTAGTTATTTTTAATAAATATGCGATTAATGAACCTCCTGCTGATCCTCTTGCGGGAGCAGTAGGAATCCTTTGATTGACTGCCCATTGCATATAATCAGCAACTATTAAATGATATGATATGTATTCCATTTGTTTGATTACATTATATTCATGCAAAACTCTTTGTTTATAATCTTGTTCTGTATGTAATAGGTCATTTTTAATTTGTTCATCCATGTTTCTGTCTTTCCAACCCTTAGTTATTAAAGCCATAAAATACTCTTCTTCTGACTTATATTCGTTAGGTATTTTAACTTCAGGTAATACTGGTTCGTGAAATTGAATAGTTCCATTACATATATCAGCAATTTTATTTGTATTTTGTAAGCCAATAGTAATTTCATCTTCTGTTAGTTCTGATTTAAACATAATTTCATACATTTCATCAGTAGAATGGATATAACAATCATCATAAATTTCACCTGTAGTTGTTACATCTGCATTCTTTCTATTTACATTTACAAAGTTAGCATGGTTTTCTTTGTCCTCCTTTTTAACATAATGGCTATCACTTGTAATTATATATGGTATATTAGTATCATAATGTAATTTCATCAATCTTTTATTAGCTTTTATTTGATCTTCAGAAGTATGTGCTTGTAATTCTAAATAAAAATTATCACTAAATATTTCTTTGTACTCTAATGCATATTGTTTAGCTTGTTCATATGTTGTTGCCTTGTTAATTTTACCTGCCAAACAGGCACTACCAATAATTAAATCATCTTTAAACTCTTTTAATTGATTTAAGTCTATTCTAGGTTTAAAATATTTACCTTCAAATTCCCCCATGGTAGTTAATCTATGCAAAGCTTGAATGCCACTTTGATTCTTAGCTATAGTGAGTAAATGAAAATACTTATTATTAGGGTCTTGTATTGTATGGTCGTATGCTTCATATAATTCTATTCCATATAATATTTTAGTGTTATATTTCTCTTGCAGTTCAGCAAAATAGTATAATGCATATTCGGTTCCATGATCTGTAATTGCATATGACTTTATATTTAACTCATCACATCTATCTAGTATTTCTTTTGGTGTTCCCATTCCATCCATTAAACTACCTATTGTATTATGATTATGTAATTCTGAATGATACTTAACCCTTTCCATGTAATCCCTCCCTACCGTTATTTTTTAAATAAACTATCAATATCCATAGAAATTTTATTTTTTAACTTACTATCTATATCTTTTGTTTTCTGTTCTTTTTTAAATTTATTTGCGTTTTCCTTTTTGTACTTTAATAAATGAATACAATCTGGTCTACCACATAGATTAAAGCAAAAATAATTATCATCATTGGTTATTTGTTTTGGAGGAAAATTATTTACATTGGTTTGTGTATTTTCAATTTCTTTTACAGTATTTTTAATCCAATTATTACACTCTTCTAATATTTCATCATCAAATTCGTATTCTAAGAAACAATCTTCAATCCAGTATTTATTTTTTAATTCATTTGATAATGATGATAAATCATTATTATTGACCATTTTACCTGCTGTTAGTTCGGCTTCTATGGTATCATATCCCATTTTAATATATTCATCGACTAATCTCTTTTTTAAGAATTTAACTCCGTCTTTTCTTTGCTGTAGAGATTTTTTTGTTTTCGGAGGATTGGCTTTACTACCTTTTGTCTTATAACATGAATATATATATTTAAGCATTGTCCATCCTACCTTAGATACTGGAACACCCGTCATTTGTTCCACTCCTAACTTATATATAATTAATTGTCGTCCTTTGTCCAATAATTCCTTTTTAGTGAATTTGGAGCTTGTCTTCCAGTCATTAATTATTACAGATTTAAACTCGCCATTTTCATATATAGGCATAATACTATCTACATACATCTGTATCCATATGTAATCTTCATCACCTTTTGGATTTTCAATTTTAGGTATTTTATATAATACGAATTGTTCTGTTTGCATTTGAGTATTTAAAATTTTATAATTATCAAAAAAATGATTCATATTTTTAATATAATTAATTTTAGTTGTAGGAGGATTTGAGGGAAATTTAATTCCTTTGTCCTCACATTCTTTAATTGTGTTATTGAAATTTTTCTTAGCCTGTCTTAAAGTTTGTTCATTGTGATATATTTTTTCAAGGTCATCATGAACAACTGTACCAATTGAGTTATAGATATTATCTTTTGACCTACTATGTAATATGTACGCTTGATAATAATTATATTTACATCCATGCCATGAGCATAATTTAGAATATGAATAAACGGGTATTCCCTTATCAAATAACTCTTGTAACTTTGGATTTCTTTTGCGTTCTGTCATCAAATCATCCTTTCTATTATTAATTAATCCATTCTATATTTGAATCTTCTATACATTTATCCCATATTTCTTTTCCTCTATCTGTGGGACTTTCTTTGCATTTTAATATTCCTTCTGTCTTAACAAATCCCACTCTGCCACCTAATAATGAACTTGTTGTTAATAGTTTCTTACATTGTTCAGCATTGAAGCTATTTGGAATGTCATTGTCCATACAAGTAACTATATCAACTCCTAAGCTTAATAAAATTTCTCTTTGTACATCTGATGATGATAAATCATGAGAACCTAATGCAACTACATTTCTAACTCCATAACTTACTGCTTGTAAAACAAATTTTTCTGACTCTCCAATATATACCCTACCTTTTTGTAAAATATATTTATAATTTTGATATAATCCATATATTGTTTGACTTTTGGGAAACTGTAAATTTTCTAATGGTAGCCACTTACTAATATTGTTTTGTGTGCAAAATTCTGCACTTTCATTGTATCTACCCATAATTCCTATAATTTCACCTGTCCAATGATGTCTCCAAGGAACTACTATTCTATTACTTATAGGATCATACATAATATTAAACTCAGTTTGAACTTCATAATTAATATAATCTTTGGCAAACATTATATTACCTTTATTGATAAAGTATTCTAATATATCTTCACTATGTACTTGTAATTTTATTGGTGGCAATGTATTATTTTGTTTTTTAATATCCCTATAAAAGCCTCCAAATGCTTTTCTTTTAGGTTTGTTATTTTGAGGATTAGTTTTAATATTATAATATTTAATTCCTATAGCATTACAACATATCTTCATGGCTTCTGATAACTTACATTGTTTTAATTCCATTATCAATGTAAATATATCTCCTGAAATCGGTACTAAATCATAAATTTTACTTGTCAAATTGTCATTGAACTTTACAACTACTCTTGTATTGTTAGGGTCATCACAATTTTTAGCACATCTATATTCATTCCTATGAGGTGTTAATCTATCACATCCTATATATTCTAATATTTTTCTTATATTGTCTGTATCTTCTAGTATAGTTTCTTTTAATTTTTTTATATCAAAAATTTTCAACACCTCCTTTTAACACCTCATATTATTTAATAATCTTGTGTAACAGTACAATACCCTAAAAACTTCCAATAGTTAAAATCTAAATTAACTTCAAAAATTAATTGAAAATCGGATTTCCCATATCTATTTTTATCAAAAAACATTATTACATAGTTTCTTGTTTTATCTAAAACAAAATGCTCCTTTTGTCCTGTTTGCTTATTGTATTTGTATGGATTTATAAAATGTTTACTCTTTTCATCTATTTCATCTTGCCATATCTTTCTCATCATTAAATGTTGCCCACATACTTCTTTAATTGCTTTTGCTTTTGCTAATGCTTGGATATCCAAATACCTTTGTCTTATTGAAGAACCTGCCAATTGTGCAGTAGCTATAAATCTAATATTCAATCCACCCATCTCTTTTGGTTTTACTACGCTAAATAATTCTTTGGATTCTTCAGTAAATATTGCATGAGCGTTACTACTTGATTCATCTCCTGGTTTCCAAGTATCTAATATAAAAGTAGTTTCTTCATCTAACCTCATCATTTTTTTTAATATTTTCTTTAATGTTTTTACTGAATAGTCTTCTAACGGATATAATATTAAATTTCCTTCATGGCTATCTAACCACTCAGCACCTTTTGTAAGTCTTTCCATTTCATCATCTGTAAACCCACCTGCTCCTAATCTATTTCTTTGAATACCTTTAATTCCTTTTCCTGCGTATCCATTGCTAAGTACAGATGGTATCAACATACTTCGCCATGCATCTTCTGATTGTTCATTAATCAACAATACAACTTTCATATCTCTTTTTAATAACGGTAATATGTATAACGGTATGATACTACTTGATTTACCAACTCCCGAATGAGCTGTATGTAATAATATATTTCCTCTATGTAATCCATTTAACCTATAATTTAATATAGGTTCATCAATGTCAATTCCTCTTTCTAAACCTTCATTTGCCTTTTTTAAAAATTCTATATTGTTTTTAGTCAAATCAACAGGTTTAACTGTACTTGATACTTTCAAAAATGTATCACTTACCATATAGTCATGCCAATCAAAAACTTCACTAGCAGTCATTTGTTTAAATTTTTCTAAGTTATCTAACACATTAAACCCTTTGATATGTAATCTGTTAAGTGAATTATATTTTAATAAAACATCTAAATAAGCATCAAAATTTTCTATATTAACTATTTTCAAATCATTAACTGTTCTAAACCCATCATATTCTTCAAATATTGTCTTTAAGGCTTCTTTACCATGTAAATATGTTTGTAGTGCTACATTATCTATCTCTTTTACACCTGCTTTAGTAATCTCTAAGCCTATTCTATAAAACAATCTTCCTTCTTCCGTAAGGAAATCTCTTTCTGTTAGTTTTTCTTTATACTCTAAAAACAGTTCATTTTCTTTCAGTAAGCACCCTACAACATTTCCTTCAATAATTCCTCGATCTTTCAGTAATTCAAATGGCAATATATTTGCTACATTGTCTAAAAATTTAATTCCTAATTCTTTTAATTGTTTGTCTTTGTGTTCTTGATATATTTTTTTATATTGTTCTTGAACTTCTGCAAAAGATATTTCTGACATATATGAATTTGTCACTCCTTTCTATAGTTCATCATCTTCAAGAAACTTAGATATACCTTTTTTACCTTTGTTTATTTTAATTTGTTTGTTTATTTGTATATTTATATTTTCTTCTTCAATTAAGTCATTTCTTTTTTCAATATTTTTAACTGACTGATTACGTTGCATACCTATATAAATATCATTAATATTATTTTCTATAATAGCCATCATATAGTTAATTCTCTGATGTTCATTCTTAAATGATTTATTACCAATAGACCATCTTATATCATCACCACAAGTTAAAAATGTATTTAAAATAACATCATATTTATAGCCTTCTTTTTGCTTGATGACTCGACCTACACCTCTTTGCATAACCGTTCCATTTCTTAAATCTTGTAATCTTGTTATTAAATACCTTGGCAATTGTTGTTCCTTTGTATAAGCTAAAACTCCTTTAATATGCTCATAGAGTTCATCAAACCATTTTATTTCATTTTCCTTATATTCCATTAATTCATTGTAATCTTGTTCACATTTTTTATGTAAAAATATTTTAATAAGATTTCCTTTGGAATTTTGCTTAGATAAAATAATTGCTTCATCAATAGTTAAAAACTCATTGCAATATCTACATTTAACTTTTCTCGGCATTTATTCACTTCCTTTATTTTGAAAATCAAGAGGGTAAATTAATACCCTCTATTTTAATTTATTTATAGTACCAACTTATACATTTGTTCTATCGTGTTTCTATGATCTTCTGTTAATTCATCCAAAGATGACACTTGTGTTTCCTCTACATACTCTTGCATCTTTAATTTAGCACCATCACCTAATTCACCAAACTTTTGCTTTATTGTATTAACCATTTCTTCAATTGTTAGCTTGCGAGTTTTTTCTTCAGCTTGTTTTTCTGACTCTATTTCTTGTTTCTTTGCCATTTCTTGAATGTCTTCATCAGTTACAGGTTTCAATATTGATGATTTTACTCCTTGTTCAAATGCTTTTAAATAGTTATCTACTGAATAAGGCAAAGAATAAGGTAACTCTTTAAATCTCCCCCCACAATCAATTTCTCCATCACTTCTAAAATGCATAGAAACTGATCTTCTTGCTGTTTTATGTTTTACATCATCTCCGTCGCCTATAACTGTCTTATCTACTACTAAATATGTAATCATATCTGCCATGTTTTCAAATAATCCTGCATAATCATCTGTTAATGCACAACTTAATTGCATATATTCTTCTTCTGAACTTAGAACAGCACCTGTATTTTTCTTTTTTAATTTCGTATGTGCGATAAAACAAAGTCCATATCCTGCTCTTTTTAATTTTAATATAGACTCTCTCATTAGATTAATACAATATTTTTTACCTCTTCCAAATCCACCAAAAGCACCATTAATACTTTCAATTGTTTTACCGTCTTTCTTTTTTGAATCTCTCATGGTCTTATCTTCAGCCATAGCCAAGAATTCATCAACTGTATCAATTCCAACCATTCTAAATGTTGTTTTTATTCTTTCTTCGACTAATTCATCAACCCAATCTTCCCAGTCTTCCCAGTCTTCCACTTGAGGTGAATACAAACCATCTAAAGCATTTTGACCTGGTTCAAAACCGAATAATATTCCTTTTGACATATCTCCATTGTAATGTTTATGTATTAAGTCTCTGAACATTGTTGATTTTCCTGTTTTCTTTTCTCCTAAAAGAAAATGTATATAATCTTCTAACCTTACCTTTACTTCTATTGGTTTTAATTTTTCTAATCTTCCCATACCGAAATACCTCCAAATGATTTATTTTTAATTAAATTCTAATTTATAATATTTGCCTATTTAAACATTGCGTCAAATTGAGCTGTAACATCTTGTTTTACTTGTTCTTGTTTTTCTTCTTCCTCTTGTTTTGCTTTTTCTTCTACTTCATTAACCTTATTTTCTATTACCGGTGGGACTAAATCTTCAATTTCATATTCTTCCATTAAAGTTTTATCTTCTTCACCTACTGGCATTACCAATCTTAATTCTTTTATTTTATTACCAATTGAATTACCTCTCATTTGTTTTATGGCTTGTTCAAGTGTAATAAATCCTAATTTAACTCTTTTCTTTAAATCATTAGATAAATCTTTTTCTGTTAGTTCTACTTCAGAATTACCTTCAAATATCATATATCTCCATGATGTTTTATATACTTTATCTCTTTTAATGTTCTCTGCGAATACTCCTGTAAGGTATTCTACACGTTCTTTTATTGCTTCATCTTCCCAGTTAACCTTTGGATTTGAAAAATCTAATATGTAAGTGACTGGCACAGGTACAACAACTTTGTCCTCTCTTTTATATGTTCTATGTCCTTGTATATAATATTTTCTACTATGTTTAAAGTCGCTTTTATCAAACGAATCTTTTGTCATATAAAAATTAGTTGTTCCTATTGCCTGGTTTTCTTCATCCTTTCTAGCTAATCTAATTTGATCTATAACTCTATTGAAATTAGTTTTTAATTCTCCCATCTTATTTACATATTGATTTATTTCAGTATGACCATACATATATATTTTTTGTCCATTTTTTAAATGCTTTTGTATATAATCTATAGCATCACCTGTAAATATAAATTCTTTTTGTATTAATATTGGATTGCCATTACTATCAGTTTTTGTTTGTTTTATTAACTTACCGTTATCACCATTTACATTAGCTATTTCATTCTCTAAGGCTACTGTAATTTTATTAAAATATGGAATTGTTTCAATTACATCTTCATCAAACCTCTTATCAAATGGTATTTTGGTTGTTTTATTAGTACCGTCTTCTTGTTTGTCAGATCTATAAATCCAATTTTGTTTCTTTTTGTCTTTTCCTCTTTCATCTTTTCCTGTTTCATTTTTAGTACGTTCAATTGCTTCATCTGACCAAAAACCTGCCTCTAATCCTACATATATATTATTTGTATCTGATATTTTAACTCCTAGATTTAATCTTTTTTTCATCCATCCATTTTTTCCTGATGGTTCAGTTTTTACATATCTATCCAAATCCTTGTTTATTCTTGCTTCTCCTACTAATATAAAGTTTTCATTAACTTGTTGTAAATTTGCCATATATTATTCCTCCTAATTTTTAAGTCTCATTGGACTATTTTATATTTATATTTATTTCTAATTTTTAATCATTTGACAATTAGGTGGAATTACTTTAAGCTTTATATGTAACCACCATAATGTCTTTGTTTATCAAACTCTATGACTGCGTTACATGGGTTAGATGGTCTCAACATCTAACCTTTTATTATAACATGGTGGTCTTACTCTTTTGATTGGTTTCTTACATCCTTTTTTAAATTTCAATCAATCACTTCTTTCTGTATATGTTTTAATTTATTTTTATATTTAACACTTTAAATATTTTATATTGGGCAAGTGCCAGTTTATATTTAACCCACACTTGCTAATAATCCTTTAAAACTCTATATTTATACTCTTTCTACTAGCTAAATAATCACACATATGAACAAATCTTTCTATTCTAGTTTTAGGTGTTGGTAATACTTCTTTTTTAGTCCTATAATCCTTATTCCATTCCCCCATATGGCTTCTTATTGCTTTAACAATTTGATCTAAAATTTCTGACTTTATTAATCCGTTAATATCATCATTCTTATATATGTAATCTGCAACTATTAGTGGATGTTCTGTTTTTGTATACCTCGACTTTTCTATTCCACTTTTACATCCATCATGTAATAATAAAGAACTTATAATTATATCTTTTTGAATTGAAGTAAAATCTTGTACTGTATGATTATTGAATAATTCTAATGCTATTTTTACAGCTCCTTTTGTATGTCTAACTAGTCCACCTTCACCTAACGCATATTGAGGATGATATTTACCTGTTGAACTTGCAGGTACCTCCCAAAAATATTCTGGTAAACTTTCTAATGCCTTAACTGTAAATTGCTTAATACTTTCGTCATTAATTGAATTAATTTCTGTTTGAAATACTTTTAAATTTTCTTCCATCTTCAGCCTCCATCTAATCATCTTTTAATTTACTCTTATAGTAAGTTTTTGTTTTGTTACTAACTCCTTACTACATTTACTAGTATATCATCTATTGTTATTTTTGTCAACCTCTTTTTTAAAATATTTTAATTTATTTTTGTTATATTTTACTTTACATAAAATTGCACTTTTATAGTGATTTATAATTTAGGAAACCCTTAATATAAGGGTTCTTATTGACTTTTTCCAAACCTTCTACCTGAGAATATAGTTAGTACACATGCCAGTATCATTATTCCGCCTACCATAAATAAAAATGGATTTAATTCAGGAAATTCACTATAAGCCCCAAATCCAATGAAACTTAAGCCAAATATACCTTGAACAAACGCCATAGTATAATACGATTTCGCTGTTTTATTATATACACTTTTATTCCCGTGTACTACTTTATTTAAAAACGCTACTTTTTCTTCGCATTTACCTTTACAAGCAATGGTAGCATCTATTTCAACAGCACATTCTTTGCATAAACCTTTATTACAACTTTTACAGATTGCAACGGCATCTCTTTCTGGATGATTGAAACACTTCATTTTATCCCTCCTCAAGTATATTTCAGTATATTTTTCTCATATTAATAATACCATACTATCTATATTATTCCAATAATAATTAGCACTTGATCTTGACTTGTTTTAGTTTTTAAAGCTATCATCTGTTATTATTATTTAATATTTGGTCTTAATTTTCATTTCCTTTAACTCCCTTAAATCTTCCTCTGTTTCTTCAATCCATTGTTTCTGGAGTTCCTTACCTTTCTCTCTTAATAATTTTCTACTATCACTAACATAATAGCAATCATTATACCATACTGCTTTACCAACAATAATTTTACTCTCCATATATGGATTATTTTTAATCGCTTCGATTATTAATTCCTTTTCCTTTTTATTAAAATATAAAGAATATGAAATATCTCTACACCCCTTCCTCTATAAATTTAAAATTGTATCAAATTTACTCCCACTCTGCATCTATACGGACTTGTGACCGCTTTATATTATATCTCTACGAATCAACGTGGATATTAATATAAAGTTGCATTAAGAGTTGGGGGGATATAGAATCCCCCATGTATGTTTATTTACCCCTCGAACTTTTCTTTTAACTTTAGATACTCTTGATATTTGGCTTCCTCCATTTTCTTTTCTCTTTCTTTATTTTTCTTATCTAATTCTTCTTGCATTTGTTTTATTTCTTTTTCTGTAATAATGTTATATTTTAATAATATTCTTCTAATAGAAGGATCACATTTTGATAATACCCACCCTTTTATCCGTTGTTCATTCAACACATTGTATATCATGTCGTACTCACTACCTCTACCATTAAACATTAAAACTTCTTTATCTTCAGTAATTATCATTGTTCCGTCTATATCAGCCATATGTTCTATACCACAATAAACTATTTTCTTTCCTTCTAATTGTCCTCCACTTGTTAGTACTTTCATATATACAGTCCCTCCTATTTTTCATTCCTCCAAAATGGTTTATGATTCCTTTCATTATTTTCTAATCTAGCATAACATTTCTCGCATAGTTTATACTTATGCTTCCAAGGAATTCTACTTAAATCTCGTCCACAACATTCGCATTCATTCATATATTGCTGACATTGCTTTTTGCTTTGTCTCTCTAGCTTATCACCCGTATAAATTAATTCTATTTTATTATTAAGTGTTGAAAGAATCCGTTTAATTCCTTTAAACTCCCACGGTAATGTGCCTATTTTAAATAATTGTGGTATTGAAATTTCTCCATTCCTATCTCTAAAATCTCTATTCTCAGTTAAATCTACGTTTGCTTTCATATTAGCTACCTCTTTAAAAATGTTCTAACTTTATGGAATAAGCTTTCCTTTTTCTTTGTATTATTAACTCTAACTTTACCTTGTTTAATTTCTAATTGAGATAATTGAGATTTAAGATTATCAATATTCGTAGGAGTATCAATCGTATTAGCAATTTGTTTATGTTTCTTGTTCTGAAATTCATTTATCATTTTATCTAATGTTAATATGCATAGGTAAGATTTTGAACTTATCGCCATCTTTTCCCCGCATCCACACCCTACGTGCGACTTTCACCGCATAAGGCGTTCCATCTAAATCCAATTGAAAATTTATAAATTAATTATATAATTATCTTAGCCTTTCTTACCTTTATCACAGGGTTTTTAACTAAGACTCTTAATTCATTTAGTTTTTTAAGCTGTTTCTTATCTAAACCTACTTTATTCAGCAATTCTTCAATTTTATCTATATCCATTACATGTACTAATTTGTGTACGTCCGTAGTTAAAACAATTAAATTATCAAAGATATCCGTACCACCTAATTTTTTAGGCTTTTTGTGATGGCAATGCCAACCAAATTTACCTAGAGGGTGTTTAGATATATAACATTTACCATGCTGTGCAATATATTTACTAATACGATTGTCATTATATTCTATACTCATAGTAGGTATATACGATTCTTTAATATATTTTAAAGTATCCTTATTTATATGCTTCAGTGACTGATGTATTGTCCCCCTACCAACTTTAGTATAATTACATATATCTTGACTAAAGTTTATAGGTGTTACGTTCTTTTGAGCATATATAGGTGACATAACTACCCCACTTATCATGAAGTATTTAGGGTTATACCCTTTATATCTTTTACGTTGGTGCATAGATAGATTTTCAGTTTTTGCTTCGGTTCGATTATTTTTAAGTCCTTTTAAGGTCTGAGAACAACTATAGTTTATATCCCTCAAATTTTTTGTTATATGGGTAGCCACTTTATAGTAGTTTTGTATCCCATGTACCACAGAGTTATATGAATTTATATTTGATTTCGTTGGTCTCTTTTTAATTTTCTTTATTTCTTTTCTAATTTTAGTAGTAGCGTTAGTTTTAGCTTTATCACTCATATATGTTTTAGCAACCCACAATGTTTTATAATCTTTTGTTTTTCTAAGTTTATTTCTTTTCCATTCAGCTTTCATTTTAAAACCTAAAAACTCAGAATAGCTTTTCTTTAGATTCAATACCTTAGACTTCTCAGCTGAACATTCTAATCCTAGCCTATTTTTAAGCATATCTCCTACTGCAATATCTATAGCTTTTGCTTGACTTCTAGTTCTACAAAAAATTTTAAAATCATCGGCATACCTAACAATGTAGATTTCTTTTAGTTTACTCTTCTTTAACATTTTATTCCTAATACTATGGTCAACCACTATTTTACCTGTTTTAGAGGTTCTATATTTTGTGTAATCTTTATCAGTTTTAAATGTTTCCCACTGATTAGATACCCACCAATCTAGTTCATTAAGTACTATATTACTTAATAAAGGGCTTAGTATACCACCTTGGGGTACTCCTTTTGTAGGTATCCCTATGCCTTCTATTGGTGCTTTTAGCATTACAGATATTATTTTAAGTAGTTTTTTATCTTTTACCCCTAATGCCCATAACTGTTTCAGTAGTTTACCATGATTAACATTATCAAAGAATCCTTTTATATCTACATCTACACAGTGGTATAGTTTAGTTATATTTATCAAGTACACTGACCTAGCAATAGCGTGATGTGTACTCCTATTCGGTCTAAAACCATAACTGTGTTTATGGAACTTCGCTTCACATATAGGCTCTAATACTTGCAATATACATTGTTGGAATAATCTATCCCAAATAGTGGGTATACCTAAGGGTCTTGTTTTACCATTAGCTTTAGGTATCTCTACTCTCCTTATAGATTTTGGTGTGTAAAAATCAAACATAGTTTTGATTTTAGTTATTACTTCATCAATATCTATATTATTTATGTCTTTAATTGTAGAACCATCTGTACCCTTAGTCTTACTACCTGTGTTAGATTTTATGTTTCTATACGCTAATCTAATATTATCCTCGTCTGACATTATATTTACTAATTTATAAAAGTTATAACCTTTTTGGCTTTTATAGTACAATGTATCAAAAGTATCTTGTACATCATAATATTCATTATGCCTAAGTTTCTTCTTGGTCTCCAAGTCGATTACCCCCTTTGTTATAAAATAACAGGGATATATCTTTTTTAGTCACACCAGAACCTTAAGGACTTAAAGGAACTTAAAAAAAATTATTCAATCTTCATTTAGACTAGTGGCTATCCCTCCATGTTCGTTACACATTTCATAGGTACTGTGCCACCACTTTCACAAGCATAAAACAAAGTTATCCTTTATTAACTATTATCGTTTTAAGTTTTCCTTTGTACCGTTTCATAGACCATAGAGAGTCTCCACGTCACTTGCTTACCATGTTGAAATATATTTATCTATTACGATGAATTTAGGTGCTTTCTTTGAGCCTGTTGGCGTTCCAAAACCTTTAATTTTGCAAGGATGTTCACAGTGACCATCATTACTAATCCCCATCCAACCTACCTCTAAGGGTAGAACTACCTCTTCGATAGCCTATATTTCTAGACTCGTACATTCAAAAGTTCGTCAGAAATTTTTTTAACGTAACGTATAGTTTAATCTCATTCTCACCATGTCCATCAGACACAAGCAATATGATTTACGCCTTACCCCTCGGTTTGGTTTTCGTCAGCCTAACTGTTACGGTAAATTCTCTTGCCTTGACATCGGGCTTAATACACGCCTAACCCTTATTTAAGTTCGTGCATTCCGACCTCGTGTGTTCCCTTCAGGGCGTTACCCCTTCATTCGAAACATCAATATATTCCTTTACACTGAAATATTTCAGTGTAGTCTACCTTTACCGAAGTAGCGTTAAACACTCTTCATTAATAGACAACATGTCGCACAATCACAATATTCATCCACCCAATCTCCTAAGAAATAAAATCTATCTATTACAGCACGGCTTTTCTCATCTTGAAAAGTACCAAATAATATAGGGTCTTTTTCTCTACGTTCTTTTTCTACCTGCCTTTCCATTTTACCTGTATAGTCAGTAAATAATATATATAACTGGTCAAATTTACCCTTAGTCTGTTTAATTACTTCTACAATTTCATCTGGTATTTCTCTTTCATAACGTTCTAACTCTATTAGTTTAACTACATCTTTAGCTATATCATCTATGTATTCATCTACATCATCCCTATATACAAAAGTATTAATACCCATTTTAACTATTTCTCTTTCTTTTTCTATTGATTCTAGGTGAAATATTAATTTCTTTAATCCTGCCGTCTGTTCTGTTGTAACATATTTTTCAGCTAATGTTAATCCGTTATTATAAATTTCTACTAGTTCATCATCCGTAATTGTATGTTTCTTTTCTTTCAATAAGTCAAAGTATTCTTTTGGTGTTAACTCCTTTTTAATATCCATAATATACCCTCCTCCAGTTGTTTTTAATTTTATTTTACAAACGATAAAAGCATTGTTTTATGAGTTATTCTTTAGTGCGTGTAATCCCTTAGGCTCATAATTTGTAGGCTCTAAATATCCATCTACCCAATTTAAACAAGTAGTACAGGGTTTATCATTTGTATTTCTATTGCCATATTCGCAGTCATCGCATAAATTGTATTCTTCCATCTTTATTCCTCCTTAAATTATTTCTTTTTTCTCAAATCATTACATCAATTCCATATTTCACCACACTCATTACCGTCAAATGTTAATATTAATACATCGTCATCCTCGCCTATGAATTTAATATAAGAATTGGGTGCAACATATTTAGCAATAGAATTTAATATGTCTTTATCATCTCCAAGTTTCTCACCACTAAAGTGGTCTAAAATATAATCTCCATTTTTATTCGTAATTAGTGGATATCTAATAGCCTCAAAAGCTTCATAAAAATTCTTTGCGCTTATTATATCATGTGGTATTACCCACATTGGTTTGTTATTAGTTAATATGTATTCTTTCAATGTTTTAAACGCATTTTCTATATTTGATTTTTTAATTTTAAAATCATGTTCCATAAGATCGATACAGTACCCCATGTGTTTTGTATTCCTCCTTTAGATTTACTATACACATCCCTTTATTTTTGTTGCTTTCATCATTATTAAAACCACCTCTTAATTTTACTTTTTACTAACTACATATTTCATTACTTTTTTAACTTTTAATGGCAATTCTAGATGTTCCTGAAAACAATCCTTACTTACATTATTCTCTTTACCACACTTAGGACAATACATAAATGGATATTTGCTATTTATAACTTCTATATATTCTTTTGAATGTACTATAAATGGGAAATCGCATCTTAAACATTTTAATAAAGCCCATTCATCCAACAAACCACCTTCTTTCTATAATTTACTCAAAATCAAACTCAACCACATAGTAATATTTTTTATTTATATTCCTTAACAAATTATACAATCCACACATACATTTTGCCTTATATTCCATATCAAAACCTGTCCTTCCAAAACAAAGATACGACTTAACTATTTTTACATATTCGTTGTTATCTGCTCTTCTTTTAACTATGGTATAATACATTTAATCACCCCCATTTTTGGATTTATTTTAATCTTATAATCTTTTTAAATCTAATCCTAATACCTTATTTAACGTTCCTTTCTCAATCATTACTCTAATGTTTTCATTATACTTTTCCTTGCTTATGTAGTCTTCTGGTAATCCTAAATCATATACGGGTATTGGAATATCATCTGCTCTGCCTTTAAATTCTTTAATTTCTTCTTCATTAAATCTATGTGCTATTCTTACATCAGATGTATATCCACACTCTTCATCTCTACAACCCCAGAATAAGCACCATTCATCACCATATATACTGTTATGTCTATTGCATAATAATAAATATTTCTTAGCCAATCTAATCATCTCCTTCTAATTCTTTAACCATTTCCCTACAATAGCAACTATGACATAATTTTAGACCTTGTGCTTTAAATCTGTTTGGAAATGGGTTAGTTCGTCCATATATAAATGCTTCACTATCTCTTACGGTACTACCACATGAATCACATTTTACATATTCTATTTTACTCGCATTATATGTAGGCTGAAATTCAACGTATATCTCAAACTCTTTGCCACAATTCTCATTCTCACATTCCCAATCTAAAGTATTGCCACTACCCAATCCGTCACATAATGCGTCTGTCATGCTATTCTTATATCCACAATAAGGACGTTCTACAGTATCACTATATATTTTTATCACTTCCTTTAGTATCTAATAATTCCAACTCATCTTCCTTAAAATAAGCCGTTTCCCAATCATCTAAATAATATATTCTAACTTTATATTTAATTTCACCTTTGGTTTTGATCCAACTTACAATCTCACCACACATGTCTTTGTATTGTTTCAGATGGTCTACACCTACGTCTTTGACTACTACTAAATCTCTAGTTCTAAATTTCATATTATCTACCTTCCAATTGTTCAAGCTGTTGTTTATATTGTTCAAGTGATTTACTTACTGTTGATAGTTTTTCTTGTGTTTTTAGCTTACATTCTTCTAAATCGTGAATTTCCTGTGTGATATTTTCTATGTCCTCAATCAATATTTTTCTCTTTGTTTCACCTTTTGTTATAATGTTCTTCAACCTATTAATTTCTTCTATATTTTGTTTCTTTTTAACAACTTGTACTTTATCTTTATCTACGTATAATGCATTTAATTCGCTTAGTTGGATTAAGAATTGTTCAGTTCCTTTTACTTCATCAACTATAGTTCCTTTTACATTCTTAATACCTTCAGGACTATCTAATATTAAAACTTCATCTCCTATTTGTGGCTGATATTCGTTTTCTTTAATGGTTTCTTCTTTGTGTAATTTATTTTCATTTATTTTTGTTGATAATGATTTTATATACTTAGATAAGTCACTATCATCATTATGTAAGTCTTTTAAAACATCTTCTTGGCTTCCTATTACTATTGGTTTAAGTCCTAACAAACTTCCTACTAAATCTTGATCCCCATCAAAAATTGCTTTTATAAACTCATCAGCTTTTCTCATTTCTTTGTTTGATAATCTTTTTATGTTTGTCATATTAATTCACCTTTACCTTTCATATACTGTTTTTATTTTAATTAATCTTTATTTAATATTAAGAATAAAATTATTTATTCTTATGCTTGTTGAAAATATTCTGACATGCTGTCTAAGTTCATAACTATTTCTTCATTGTTGTCATTTATAATTTTCTTGCCGAATCCAAGTTCATCTAGTCCCAAACATTTGTATTCTTGTCCTACTGTAAATCCTTCGGCTTCTTTAATGCATCTTAAAGTTTTCATATTGTTATCTCCCTTATATGTATTATATTTTTATTCGTTGCTCTGTACTTTTTCCTTGCTACAAGTATATATTACCATGGTTGCTTTTACTTGTCAATACTTATTTGAAAATAATTTAATTTATTTTTATTTACTATAAAATCAAGTTTTTATGACTATTTCAATATTTTTAAATTTCTCTCTATACTTGAACTTGTACTATCATACTATACTGACCTTTGTCTAGCCTAATATCTTTTAAATCTGTTGGTGAAGGTATTTCATCTCCATCTTCCAACATACCACTTAAATGTAATCCTAGTGCATCATGTGCCATGTAATAAGTATCTGCTATGTCATCTCCTTCTGTTATACATCCTGCAAAATCAGGGAAATTAATACAATAAGCACCACATTCTAAGTCTGGTGTTAGTATTGCTACGTATGTATACTTTTTCATAAATCATTCCTCCTTTTCACATATAATATAATTATTACACATTATCAATCACGATAAAAGTCTTAATTTATATCCTTTTACATCTAGCTTTGTCCTTACAAACTTGATTTACGATCTTACTTTCTTCTTTTGTCTTAGCAGATACCACACAACTCAATACAGAACTTTTGTTGTAATATCCTTCAATTGTATAAGTTGGTATTCCATTATCTCTTAATGTATCAGCTATAATTTTACTATCTTCTCTTGTTCTTGGAGCTACAAAGAATGTCCATTCCTCATCTTTCTTAAACTTATTAAATAATCCTGTAGCTAAAAATGTTCCTAATGTCTCAGCAACCCCTATTACAACTATTCCTATATAACTTTTAGCTATTACTACATTCATTAGGATTATAGCATTTGTAATAGAAGCTACACCTTTTAATATTCCTGCCAATTTATCATACCCATAAATTAAAGCTTTTGTTTTAGTTGTTGTGAACATACAGTCTATTAATTTTAATACAAATACTAATACATATAGTTTAATCATCCTACCATCCTTTCTTTGTTACCTTTTTTATTATCTCTTGTATAACGTTAATTGCATACTATATATATTCTTTTATATTACATTTTTTCCTTTATAAATTCTTCTGTTATTTCTCTTAACTCCTGAACACTATTTTCTAAGTCTCTATTAACTATCTTTGTATCATATTTTACTCCTCTGAACATCTTAAAATCATTAATCAATCTTGATATCCCTTTTACTAATCCATCTCGTTTTATTAATCTTTTAACTCTAGTAAAAAATGGAACTGTAACATATACGATTTTATAATCTACTCTGCTTTCTACTTTATTAGCGAAATAATCTACTCCTGCCTTATCTATGATGTAATATGTACTTTCCTCCACTTGATTCATGGTTGCCCAATAATGATTACCATTAAAATATGTATAAGCTACAGTATCAACTTCATTTCCTAGTTTGTCATATATCTTTATTTCATTGGTTTTGTCATCTCTAATAAATGTGTAATCTTTTTCTCTAACAAATATATGTCCTTTTTCATTTTTAGTTCGTTCTGCTCTAGTAGTATAACTTTGTATAGCTTTATATCCATACCACTCCATTTCTTCTATTATAGTTGACTTACCACTTGCAGATTGTCCTAATACTAAAACTATTTTTGGTTTATTCATAAGTCACACCCCCTTATAATTTATATTCTAATTTAATTTGGTTAATATTATTTATCCTCCTTATTCTATCTTCCAACTCCTCAAAGTCAGTATTACAATATAAACACTTAATACCGATACCACTTTCCTTGCTAACTACTTCCCTATGACAATTCGGGCATCTATACTTATATTTAACTACAGGCTTTCTAGGTTTCTTTTCTTTAGGTTTAATAACCTTACTTAAACAAAATACGCTTTGATCTATTTCTAAATATCTCACTTCTTGTAATAGACTTTCTGATAAGCTAGTCATACTCCAACCAATTCTAGGTGCTTTCTCTACATTTAACCCTATTCTTTCAGCTTCGTCTTTAAAGTTTTCGTTATGACGCCCTCTCGATGAACAATCCTCAACTCCCTTGAATGAATTAGAAATATGGCACATTTCATGCAAAAATGTCTCCATTATTTCTTCATAAGTTCTATTAAGAAAATCAGCTACAATATTTATTTCATACATATAATTTTCTTTATCACCTATTTTCTCACACCACCAAGGTTCACTTGAACACCATCCTAATACTTGTTTACTTTTACTCTTTGGTTGTGATTGAATTGTAATTACACAAGGCAATAATTCACCATTAAACTTCCTCTCATTGAAAATATCATATGCTTTGTGTAATTCCCTTATAATTTTATCCATAATAACTCCCCCTTAAATATCTACTAATAATATATGCTATTAATAGATGTATTGTTCATATTTTCATTGATATGTTTTAATTTGTTTTCTATGCTCTTAAAATAGACATTTTATTTAATTTTAAATATATGTATTTATATAACTTTCTTATTCTTTTCTTTTAAATATGTATTAATTCTTTCTTGACATATATTAAAATATTTTTTATCTTTTTCAAGCCCTATAAATTTTCTATTGGTTTCTAAACAAGCTACTGCAGTTGTACCTGATCCAATTGTAAAATCTAAAACCATATTATTTTCATTTGTATAGGTTTTTACCAAATCTTTAATTAAATCAACTGGTTTTTCGGTTGGATGTATTGGTGGGTGAGGTCTTGGATATATCATTAACTGACGAGGATATTTTTTAGTATCTCCTCTTCTCTTTGCTGAAGGATTGTGACAACTATTGAATCCATTATAATTATTATTACTATGTAACCTTTCTCTAAACTTTATCCCCATTCCATGTAATGGCTTCCCTTCCCAAAATTGAGGATTATAAGTGCATTGTTTTTCATAGAAAATAGCTATTTCTTCTATATCTTTTAAAGGCATACGCTTAGCATTTAAAAACCCACTTGGTCTATCTTTTTGCCAATATTTCATAATCTTAAAGTGTTTTAAATTACTACATATTAGACTACTAGTAAATGGTTGATTGGTTAATATTATAATAGGTGTAGTTTTATTTTTACGTACTTTATATAACTTATCCCACATTGTATCAAAGGGAATTACGCTATCCCATTTATTTTTTGTTATTCCTTGAGGTATATCAGTAATTATTGCATCTACTTTTATCCCTTGTTTTATCATTAAATCCATACCTTCTAAACAATCCATATTATAAATTGTATTTATTTCTATATTCATTTAACCCCCTCCTCTAATTTATTTGTTTTTTAATTTAATTTTATTATATTCTTCCTTTTCTTCTGTGTTTAAGTGTCTCATATTTTTCAATACTGTATTTGTTTTATCATCAATACATTTCCTCTTATTTAATCTTAATTCTGTTAAAATGGAGTTGATTCCATTTTCTATTGTTATATCCATTATTGGATTACAAATAAAATTATAAGCCTTTTTAAACCTGTCTTTGCCAAGTCGCTCTATGCTTTTCTTAAACATTCCTCTAAAAAACAAGCTATCAATAATATGAACTGTATCAGGTATCATAACTATGACTTTTAAATTGTGTTGATTTTCTACAATCTTATCTATTCTGTCTAAGTCAAATATATTTCTTAATTTGATTCCATAATCTCTACCACATAGCACTTGTTTATTAATTATAACTTTTTCTAAATCTATGGATATTATGCAGATATCATCTCTTTTTACGTTTCTATTATTATCCACTACCTCCCTGTCATCTTTTTCTAGCCATTTTCTTATCTCTTTACAAGTACCATGATAATCTCTTCCTACTATCATCGCACCATGTAAAGTATCATCTACTCTAAATGGTGGTGTAATTCTTGTTTTTAATTCATCAATTAATTCAACTAAATTAAAACTATCATAATTTATATGTTGTCCTCTCATATCTATTACCCCCTATATTAATCAAAACCATTCTCCATATAACAATGTTTCTTTTTTAAAGTCTGTTGTTTCAAGACACTTTGTTAATTCTTCTATATGTTCGTCCAATTCTTCATATACGTTTTCATATTCAACGTTTTGTCTTGCCAATTTCATTGATTGTAATATAATTTGTATATCTTCTTTATCCAAAACTAAGTCTCTAGCATCTTCAAAATCGACTTGTTTATTCCCTATATTTCTTTGATCTATTAAATGAGCAATATCCCAACTAGATGTATATAACACTTGTGTCCAAATGTCGCATCTCCATTTTTCAAATTGATTACAATCCTTATTTAATTCCTTCCACTTTTTATCTTTAATTTTTTCATATTCTAAATCATTGTTCACCTTGAATTTAATTTTGAATAAAGTTGCATCTAATCCCATTATTATCCCTCCTTCTATGTTTATTGTTCTATATCAAAAATACTGCTATCAGTTTCTTTATATAGATTATCTATATTTTTATTATATTCTTCTTGTTCTTCAGGTGTTAAATATCTCATATATTCTAGTATCGCATTTATTGGGTTGTTAATATATTTTTTTAATAGTTCTAAAAATGCTAATTTGTCACGTAGTTTGGGGAACTCATTATGTATTGCATTTAATTTTTCTTGTGTTTCGCCATCTATTTCATAAAAAGTAAAATAAGGATCGTTACTCATTAAATATCTATCTCTATCTTCTATAGACTGTTGTATTTCTTGTATTTCTTCATCTAACCTATCATGAATATAACCTATTATATCTTCTTTTGATGCATCTATGTAATCTTCATTTTTATATAGCGTACTATAGCTCCTAAATACTTCACATGAATCACCTGATATACTATCAGAGACAAAATAAAGTTTGTTTTTTTCTAAGTCATGGTAATCATTTTCCCCTATATATTTTTTTAATTTTTTCATATTTACTTACTTTCTCTCTCTGTTATGATTTATTTTTAATTTAATGTCATAACCTCATAAAAGATATGTTTTATGCTTCTATCATTCTTTTTAAATCCCATATTACATCCCTATAAGTATTGATCCTAGTTTCTAAATATTCATTACTCGACACACTTATAAGATTATCTTCTAGCATTTCTTTACAAGTCTTCATTTGTACTTTGTATGTAGCAATTAATTTTTCTATCTCTTTTGATTCTACTATCATATTTTCCTCCCACAATTACTATTATATTCCTATTAGCTTAAAATTGCAATACTTTTATTTTAATTAATTTGTATTTAATTTTATAAATCATCAATCCTCCATAGTTTTCTCAAATAATCTCTATATTTAGTATCAACATTAAATTTATATCTCTCAAAACTTCCGATCCCCTTATTATTGCATATGTATACTATCTCATTATTCTTAACTTTTATAGCCATATTGCCATACCTATAGACTTCCACACCTTCTCTATCATCAGGCATTTTAACACCTGATAAAGCATTACTACTTAATTTCTTCATAACTTCTTTATATGTACAATTCTCATTTCCTTTAACATTATATATATAATATTTATAAACCCCATATCTCAAATTGTACCAAGTTTCTTTTTTATTGTATTTTGATTCTCCTCTATAATTTAATTCTCTTGCTAATTTACATTTTATCTTCCACTTAAAATTATCTAAATAATTTAATCCTATCATAGCTAATCCTCCATATTTTTTAATTTAATACTTACATAAAACTTGAATTTTATTTATATTTCACTTAACAATCCCTTAAATTTTTCATAGTTTACTTTTACCCCATCATCTAAATCCATTTCTATTTGCATATCTGCCATATGATGTAAAACTTCATCATATTTCTTTAACTCATCTATTTGCTCATTAAT